GCCGTCCGCTTCGCTCGCCGTTCAGGCGAGCCAGCGGGCCGCTGTTCAAGCGGCAGGCGCATTTGTCGCAGGCGGTTCCGAAGCGCGTATGGCCAAGCTCCGCATGGCAGTCGGCTTTGCCGCTCGGGTCCATGGAGCGCCGAGGAAAGGCCATAGGCCTTTCGAGGTGCGAATGGTGACGCTGACCTATCGCGACGCGAAGGGCTGGCGCAAGACGCACATGAGCGCGTTTATGAACCACGTTCGCATGTGGCACGAGCGGAACGGGCTCAAGGCGCGCTATGTGTGGGTTGCGGAGCTCCAAGACGGCAAGCGGCGCAAGGATGGCGGCGCGCGTGACGCCGTGCACTACCACATCGCGCTGTGGATGCCGGTCGACGCACCGCGTATGCCGATGCCCGACAAGCAAGGGTGGTGGCCCCACGGCTGGTCGCGTATCGAGACAGCGAAACACGCCGTCTCGTACTTGATGCACTACCTCAAGAAGTCCAACAGCAAACATTTCGGGAGCTTCCCTGATGGATGTCGTCTCTACTCCGTGGGCGGCCTGGATCACGCTGACCGGCGTGCTCGCCGCTGGCTGCGTCTGCCTGCTTTCGTGCAGGGCAATTCTTCGATCTTCGACAACTGGCGTCGCCGAGACGGCGGCGGCTGGCTTGATCCGGGGGATCGATTCTTTCCGAGCGAGTTCCGGCGCTGCTCGATTGCCGGGACCACCGCGCTCCAGCGAGTGCATACCCATGCGCGCGCCCTTGACGCGAAGAACCGCGACGGCACGAGCGTCCTGGGTGGTCCGTTCGCCTGGCTGTCTGACCGAGACATCGCGCTTCGCAGCGCGTGCGGAGTGCGGTGATGCGTGAGCTCCTGTTTCATCTGTTCGTTGCGTCGGTCATCGTCGCGCTCGGTGTCGTGCTCTTGTCGGGCTGCTCGTCGGTCGATCGCATCTGGTACGGCTGCAACGCGGACGGCTGGCGCGGCTGGGAGTACGCGCAGAAGTGCGCGGAGCTGCAACGACATGCGGAGGTGCGCCGTGGACTGGACTAACGCGTCTCAGGTGCAGCAGGTGGTGATGGTCCTCCTGCTGGTCGTGATCTTCGCGATGGGTTATCGCGCGGGAGATAAGCGATGAAAGAGCTTTTCCTCATGTGGGTCGAGCCCGCGTATTGGCGTACCGCGCTGTTGCTTGCAGCGGTGGGGCTTCTCGCGATCGGGTACCACGGTGTGCGGGTGGTGCGCGGTGTTTGGCGCGGCTGCTCGCGCATCGTTCGCCGGTACGAGGAGAACTGTCTGTGATCGACGGCGACACCATTCTTCGCGTCATCGTGGGCGCGATGGGCATCTGGGCAGCCGGCTTCGGAGTCGGAAAGACAGTCGCGTGGGTTCGCGAGATCCTCAACGCGGCATGAATCGCAGCGTCTTGCTGCTACCGGCGCCGCAGCGGTTCTGCGGCGAATCGAGTGGAGATGAAAGATGAACCTCAAGGAAAAACTGCTGGTGGGTGCTGGCCTGTTGATGTCCTCGGCTCTGGCGATGGCGCAAACGACCGACCCGTTCGACGGCGCGATCACGGCGCTGACCACGAAGGTGACCAGCTACGGTGGCTCCCTCGTGGGCCTCGCAGCGGTCGGCGTCGGCTTCTTCGTCGCGATCAAGTACGTCAAGAAGATCACGCGCGCGGCCTGATCATGCAGACCATTGCCCGTATGTGGACGCGCGTGCGGGCTTTGGTCTGCGTGCTAGGTGTGCTCGGCTACGTGGATGGCGCGTTTGCGGCCTACGTGTGGACAGTGAACGGAACGGGGATCACGGGGTCGAGCTATCAGGCAGCGGCCGACGCGTTTTGGGTGCCCGGAACCGACTGGGCGAGTAATACCTCCTACAAGAAGGATCAAGCGGTTTGTACTCTTGGCGGGACGGGGGCGACGGCGCATTGCATCGAGTACGTGGAGCCCAAGACGGGCGGCGCGCAGTCCTCGCCGGGCTCGTTCGACGTGACGCGGACGGGCACACCGGACCCGGACGTCTGCTCGCCGGAGACAGGGCAGGTCAAGACGACGAACTACACGGTGGGATGGGTTAAGAATCCGAACGCCGAACCGGTCGATTCGGTAGCGAACATGGTGGGCGACTACTTGGGCCCGAAGATCGGCGACAGTTCGTGTGTACCGGTCGGTACCGGCTACTGTCGGCGCTCGGTGCAGAGCACGGCGGGTAAGGGCTACGTCTCGCTTGAGGTTGGTCCGAGCGGCCTGTACCGCATGTCGATGGATTTCCAGACATCCGGCGTAGGGACCTCGTGCACGCCGGGGACCGGCGACGCAGCGGCGAATCCAGCGACGGCACCGCCGGCGTGTCCTGGTCAGTACGGCCTGGTCAATGGCAAGTCCGTGTGCATGCCCGCACCGGCTGCGGCTGGGGCGAGCGCACCGACGCCGCTGCCGGCGCCGTCGAATCCGGCGAGTGCTCCGCCAGCGGGGACGCCCTACAACGCGGGTAATCCGGCGGCGGGCGACAAGCCGTCGAGCGGTCCGGGTTCTGGTGACGGAGGGTCGGGCCGGACGCCGTTGGTCGGCAGCGGGACGAATGCGGGCGGTAGCTCGTCCGCGTCGAACGGTCAGCTTGCAGGTAGCGGGGTCGGAGGCGGGGGGTCGAGCACGCCGGGGGCGGGCGGGAGCGGTACCGGGAGCGCGGGCACGACGGACAAGCCTCGCGATCCGTGCGGGTTGCCTGGAACGCCAGCGTGCAGGATCGATGAGACCGGGACGCCGAACGGCGTGGGCAGCTACGACGCGGCGACGACGGCGCTCAACGCGAACAAGCAAAGCGCAATCGATCAGGTCAACAGCGCGGCGGGTTCGTCCGGCAAAGACACGTCGTGGGGCTTCGGCTTCAACCTGCCGAGCGGCTGCTCTGCGGTGCCGATGGACGGCTATGGGTTTTCGGTCAACGTCTGCCAGTGGCAGGGCACGATCCATGACCTGATGTCCATGCTGTGGATCGCGGCCACGCTCTGCGGCGTGATCTGGATGGTCTACGACACGTTGGCTAAGGGAGGCTGAAATGCCGTTGCTCGGTGCATTGCTCACGACACTTTTCGGCGGGATCGCGACGTGGTTTGTCAGCATCCTCGGCCGTAAGCTGGCGGTTGCGGCGGCGGGGATCGGGGCGCTTGCGACGATCACCGGAGCGTTGATGCTCGCGATGCGCTCCGTCGTCAACCCGCTGTTGGCGTCCATGTTCTCGACGCAGTACGGGCAGTTTCTCGGCCTCGCGTTCCCACCGGTCGCCGGGACGTGTATCGCCGCCATCGCGACGACGTGGGCAGCGTGCGCGCTCTACAAGTGGCAGCGCGCGGCGGTCAACATTGGCGTGCAGGCCTGACATGCCGAACTACAGCGTCGAGGGCAAGCTCGGCACCGGCAAGGGGAAGTTCTGCGTCTACCGCTTGCAGGAGGCGGCACGCGACGGCCGCAAGATCGCCGGCAACATGGACATCGTCGTCAACGAGCTGACGCCGGAGCGGGTGACGCGCTACGTGCGCATTCCCGACAAGCCGACGGTCCAGGACCTCGAAGCGCTCGGTCACGGTAACCCGGACAGCTACGATGAGGAGAAGAACGGCGTTCTTGTGTTGGACGAACTTGGAACGTGGTTGAACGCGCGGGGCTTCCAAGACAAAGAACGGGCCGGCGTTCTCGACTGGTTGATCCATGCGCGCAAGCACGGCTGGGACGTGTACATGCAGGTCCAGTCGAGCGAGATGGTGGACAAGCAAATCCGCGTTGGCCTGATCGAGTTCGCCTGCGTCTGCCGGCGCATGGACAAGATTCGCATTCCGCTCATCGGCGGTGTGCTCTCGCTGATCCACCCTCGGCTGGGCCGGCTGCCCAGGTGGCATCGCGTTACCTCGCGGATGCTGCTCGACGCGGGCCAACACATCGTTGCCGAGCGCTGGAACTTTCGCGGCACCGACCTTCACGGCGCGTATGACACGCGGCAAGTCTTCAAAGCCGACTACCCGCACGGTCCGCATACGGTGCTTCCGCCGTGGGACTGGAAGCCGCGCCGCTCGCTCCTGGCGAGGCTTCGTGAGGTCTTCGACCGCCACCGCGCGGAAGGTCGACAGGCCGCTGACGCGCGCAGCGCGGCTCGGCGGGTCGACAAGCCGCGCGTGGTGCAGCTGCTCATGGGTCTCCCACCGGATGACCGTATCCGCCACACCCGCCGTCTGGTTGCGCTTGGGCTGATCTGAGCGGGGAAGGGCGTCAGGGCGGCGGCCAGTCCCCAGGCGGTCGCCCCGCCTGGGCGGGAAAGCCGTCGAGCCCTATCGGCCCGCTCGTGCGCCGTGCCTTGCGGGAACTGGGCCGAGTCGAACGGCGGTTCCTTGGCGAGGGCGATGCCTGCGGACTACCAGCCGGCAACCGCCCTCTGAAAAGCCGTATTCGGGCTGGTCATGGACCACAAACGGCGGAGTGCGCGCAGGCAGGCAAATGTGACGCGATGCGCGACAATGTATATTGCGTCAATGGGGTTTCCCCTGCCCCACTGATTCGCTTGAGCGTCGGTTGCGTGCGTCAGGAGGATCGCGACGCCAGCGACCCAGCACGCGAAAAGCGCCCGTTTGAGCATCTCTGCTCGCGAGGCGTTCTTAGGGTTCGCGATGAGTGCAATCGCAACCCATTCCCGGGCTTCGTCCCCGGGCAGTTGGAGCACATCGCAGAGCGCGGTGACCGTCTCCGGACTGATTGCCCGTTTGCCTCGGCGCATCTCGTGCAGTGCTTGGCGTTCGACACCGATGGTCCGAGCTAACTCGGCGTCGCTGTGCACTTTTGCACGGGCCATGTCAAGTAGCGTTTCTAGGGACTTCATGTAAACACCTTTGGTGACATAGACTCCGGGCCGTCAACACTTTTGTTGACGAACCCGAGAGGTCTACATGAGCACGAATCCTACCCCGACCCCGACCGTGAAAATTTCCGGTCGTATCTCCAACGTCGACGCCTACCCGAAGATCAAGCCGCGCCGCTGGACCACCCTGGTCCGCATGGCGGCGGCGTCGCAGTACGACACGCCGGCAACGGTCGAGGTGGTCTCGGAATCGTCCATCGGCGCGGAAGGGCAGGTGATCGAAGTCGTCTGCGCCGTCTCGGGCCGGTACCGGTCCTACGAGGTCACCGACAAGGGGACCGGCGAGGTCCGCACCGTTCGCACCGCTGACAACCTCCTGACCGCGCTGCTGTGACCTACGCGGTCGGCTTCGAGCGCGACGCGGGCCACCCTGACGGCCCGTGCTGGTACCTCGACGATGACGGGAGTCATCGCCGGGATCAATCCTTCGCCGAGTGGCGCGCGCTCGAACTCGGCGCTGCCATGCAGCGCGAGGCACCGAGTCAGCAGTACATCGACGCTCTTGAGTGGGAGCGCCAGATGGACGCGATGAACACGCGCGTCGATTGGGCGGTCGTCGCTGAAACCGAGGATGCCGGCCGCACGCTCGGTCTCGCGGATGAGGCTGGCCTTGTCTCAGTTCTATCAACTCACAAAGAGGCTGTTCGCGTACCCCGTCGACAGCGCAA